GAAGAGGCCATGAATGGTACCGGTGATGGTGTTATTTTGGGTATCCCCAATAGCACTTCAGCTGGTTTCCCAATAATGAAATCAAAGTTTCATTGTTTGGAACGCGATCCATTTGATCCATCTTTACCTCTGATTCCTCGACAGTTTAATGACAACTTCGATATTCAAAGTGAGATTGATCGTACTCTAAATGATTGGAGTAATGGTATTCGTTCTGAACCTATCTTTAAAGCCAGTAGTAAAGTTAATGAGTTACTACCGAATAAGAAGGCTATGGATAAAGTACGTAAATTTTACGGTTCTCCATTTGCTAACTTTGTTGCTTCAAAGATGGTTCTTGCTGGTCTTCCGGAATTTATGTGTCGTTTTAAGAATGAAACTGAGTGCATGGTAGGAATTAATGCTACTTCTATTGAGTGGCAAAAATTCCATGATCATGTTACTAAGTTTGGTGACGATCGCATGATTGCAGGAGACTTTGCAGGTTTTGATACGCGCATGGCAGCGCAGATCACAACCGCAGCAGCTAGTATTATTGTAAGTTGGTACAAAGCTGCTGGTGTATCTGAAGAGGACCTCCAGTTAGTTCGAGGTTGCTTATCAGATATTGTGAATCCAAATATTTTGTTCGAAGGAGATCTTTATCGCTTTGCGAATGGGAATCCGTCTGGAAATTTAATTACAGTCCAGTTGAACAGTATTTGTAATTCTATTATGATGAGATATTGTTATTATAAAATCAATCCTAATGTTAAAGTCCCATTCAATCAGAATGTAGCTTTGGCAACTTATGGTGATGATAATACAATGTCTGTCAATAAGTGGTGTCCCTGGTTTACACACACTGCTTGTCGAGATGTTTTCGCGACCGTAGATATTGAATATACTATGGCTGATAAGGAAACAGAATCGAAACCCTATATTTCGAAAAATGAGATTTCTTTTTTGAAGAGAAAATTTCGTTTCGAACCCAATTTTGGGAAGATAGTTGCGCCTATTGAAGAAGATTCTATCTTGAAGAAGTTTTACTATGTGAAAAAGCCTAATGAATCTCCATTGACTTTTGAGGAGCAATTTGCTGCTTATTGCGATGGAGCTTTTCGTGAAGCTTATTTACATGGAAAAGTTTTCTATGAGACATTTTCTTCAAAAATACGCACTATTGTGGAATTAAATCCAACTTTAAAGACATTTGTTTGTTTTATCAGTTATGATGATATGACAAAAGTCTTAAAAGCTTATTATAGGGATGATTATTGTGGCAGTAGAATGAGAATCACTGCTGAGAGTGATTCTTACTGCTACAATGATTTGGAATAAATTCCATTTATGAGTATTCTTTAAAAGTTCGTATACTCTAAGCTACGGCATACGAAACTTGGGAATTATATCTGATTTACCCAATGTAGAGCTTGTAACTCTCCATTGTAGGAATGATATATTTCTCTTGTACAAATAATGGTGGTTGATTAATGCGCCAATTCATCATTTTCTCAAATGCATTACTATTCTATTTACTTACTTTATGTCCAAGCCATGGATTTATAATATGGTAATTTATGTCGCAGGTATATTTTTATGTTTAGGTATTATATTTAACACTGTTGTACATTTTTTATATCATTCACTTTTAGTGGAGGATGTTTTGGCATTATCTTCAGCTGTTAAAGCTGGAGCTGTGTCTGTTGCTGGTGTCACACGCGATGAGTTTATTAGTTACTTATCGAAAATTCAAAGAATAACCAGATTACATTATTTGTGTGTCTATGATCGATATGTTTTATTAACATATCGACGTTTAGTTGAGACTAAACAACAGATGATTTTGGAAAAATCAGATGGAAGAATTAGGAGACAACCTTTTGGTATTTGTCTCTCTGGTCCTCCCGGAACTGGAAAGACAACTATAGCTATTGAGTTAGCTAATAGGTTGTTACAGTCTATAGGTTTTGAAAACAATGTTAGTAATATTGTTGTCATTAACGAGACTGATCAGTTCCAATCTGAATTTCGTACAGATCATAAAGCTGTTATTTTTGATGATATTAATCAGGATAAACCTGATCATGCAACAGTTAATCCTTTTAGGAAATGCATAGATTTTATTAATAATATCAAAAAGACAGCTTTGAACCCAAATTTAGAGATGAAAGGAAATGTTTATATTGAACCTGAAATTGTCATTATAACTACTAATCACGATTTCCATTGCGAGAATACTTTCCTTCATTCTTCTTTTTGGGTTTACTTTCCTGAGGCTATTGCTCGTCGTTTTCCTTTCAATATTAAAATTGATTTTGAAGGAAAGGAACGAATTT